CAAGTAAAAAATACTACATATTCTTTGGTGGTATTTACTATGATATTACACCTATTGTTCAAACAGATGGTACTGCATTAGCTCCTCCAAATCAATTAGCAGCAAATCCACTCTCTACAACAGCTGGATCTAATGTAGTGACTATTACAGATGGTAATTACAATCCAGCGATTGGTGATTATGTTACAGTCACATCTACAGTAGCTGTAGGTGGAATAACCATTAGTGGTGAATACATTGTTAACACCGTACCCTCTACAACTACATTTACTATTTTGGCTGCATCAAACGCTGTAACTACAGCAAGTGGTGGTGGCACGGTTACACTAGCATTTCAATACCCTATTGGTAATGATATTGCAACGATTGGTACTGGATGGGGTGCTGGCCCGTGGACTGGTGCTATTGCAACTACAGGCACTACTTTAACTAATCCGTTTGATACAACCAATACAAGTACTACAGTAATAGTTAATCAAACCGCACATGGATTAACAACTGGTAATTGGATATATTTTAGTTCTGTACAAAGTAATGTTTCAGGCATTCTAAATACTATACTGCAACAAGCATTTCAAGTTACCGTAGTCAATGCAAATAGATATACAATATCTACTGTCTTTGGAGCTCAAAGTTATCCAGCTAATGCTACGGCAACCACCCTTGGAGGAACTGTTGTAGTTAGAATACCAGTCAGTGCTACTCGTGGCTGGGGAACTGGATTTACATCTGGTATTACACAACAATTAAGACTTTGGTCTCAAGATAACTACGGATCTAATTTAGCTTATGCTCCTCGTGGTGGGCCAATATTTTACTGGTTAGACTCTGGAGGTGTGTCAACTCGTGGTTCATACTTATCTACATTATCTACAGCAGCAGGGTTTGCTGGTACTTTTGTACCAAAAACAACCAATCAAGTTTTAACTTCAGCTACAGAACAATTTTTAGTTTGTTTAGGCTCTAATTCATACGACTCATCAACGCCTAATACAGCATTTAATCCTATGATTGTAAGATGGTCTGACCAAGGTAATCCATACCAATGGGTGCCAGCAGCAACAAATCAATCTGGTGAATTTACTTTAGCTAATGGTTCATTTATTGTGGCAGGTATTACAACCCGTCAAGAAATTTTGATATGGACTAATTCATGTCTTTATTCAATGCAGTATGTTGGCTATCCTTATGTATGGGCATTCCAAGTATTGATGGATAATATTTCTATCATTGCCCCTAACGCAGCTGTTACAGTGAATAACGTAACTTACTGGATGGGTAAAGATAAGTTCTATCAATACACTGGTGTAGTTTCAACACTACCTTGCTCATTGCGTCAATTTATTTTTGAAGATATTAACGTTGACCAAGCATTCCAAATCTTCTCTGGATCTAATGAAGGATACAATGAGGTATGGTGGTTTTATGTAACTCTAAATAGTGCTGGCACTACAGTAGACCGTTATATTATTTATAACTATGTAGACAAAGTATGGTCATATGGCACTATGGCAAGAACAGCTTGGTTACAATATGGTATTCAACCAAATCCAGTAGCCGCTGACTACAACCGAAGACTTTTATACCATGAGGTAGGAAATGATGATGTATCTACAAGCAGCCCACAACCTATTGAAGCCTATATCCAATCCTCTGATTTTGGTATTGAAGCTGGCGAGCATCTTGGTTTTGTATGGCGTATGTTGCCTGATGTCAATTTCAATGGTTCAAGTGTTAATGCACCTTCCGTTACAATGACATTGTACGGCCGTCAAAATTCTGGATCATCACAAGAGCCTTCTGATGTTGATACAGTGACTAGTGGACAAAATTACTCAACTACTACACAATATATTGTTCCTAAATTTACAGGTCAAGTTTATACAAGACTAAGAGCCCGTCAAATGTCATTTGAAATCAGATCAACAGATCTTGGTGTAGCGTGGCAATTAGGTATTCCTCGTATTGATGTTAAACCAGACGGCAAAAGATAATGGCACAGGCACAACTTACACCTATTGTAGCCCCAAGCTTACCTAATGCTACAACTGATTATAGCCAACAATACCAAGATCAAATATCAAACGTATTACGCTTATACTTTTCACAGATAGATAACTTTACTAGGGCGCTTGTAATACCTGACGGTGGTTCAGCGTTAACCTTTCCTCATATAGGTGCTTCAGATTTAACTGACCAGTATGCAACAGCTGATAACACACCCACTATAGTTAAATGGAGCACCTTAGATTCAGGAAGTGGATTTACTTTAGCTTCTAATGCTGCTACAGCAACATATGCAGGTGTTTATAAAATAGATTATAGTCTACAATATGTTAATACAGATAACGCTCAGCATGATGTAGATGTTTGGTTACGTGTTAATGGAACTAATCTTCCAGGTTCAACTAGTAAATTTACTATCCCTGCTCGTAAAAGTGCAGGAGTCTTTGGTTATTCATTAGCAGTATCCTTTGTAATGTTTACTTTAGATGCTAACGATGTTATTGAGTTGTATTGGGCAACAGGCAAAGCAGCTGATGATTCACCTGTTGTGGATGGAGTATATATGGAACATAAAGTAGCTCAAACTAGCCCTTTTGCTCACCCATCAATACCTTCAGCAATTGGCACAATAACCTTTGTTTCCGCACGTTAGAGAAGAAAAAGCAATGATTTTTATTAGAAATAGTTTAAAATGTCAATATTAACATTATGGTGAAATTATGAGTCTAGCACTAGCCGCCAAACATCTCGAATCACAAGGTCGTAACAAGGACACTAAACTCGTCCATATGACCGCTGAGGAGCTACGTGCTCTTAATAAACTATCGTTAGATCATAATGGTAAACCGTTATCAACTAACCCTAAAACAGGCCTTCCTGAAGCTGGATTCTTAGAGTCCATTTTACCTACCGTTGCTGGTATTGCTGGTACAGCTATGTTTGGTCCAGCAGCTTTACCATTTATTGCTGGTGGTGTAGGACTTTTAAGCTATGCAATGACAGGCGATATTGGCCAAGGTATTATGGCTGGTCTTGGCGCATGGTCAGGCGGTAAGTTAGGTGCTGACATTAGAGGAGCAGCAGACTTAGCTCAAGTTGGTGGTAACTCGGCAGCAGCTGCATCAGATGCCGCAGCAAGAGCAGCATTAGATCCTTCTGTATATAGCCCAATCAGCACTATGGGTGCACCCTCTATGTTGGGCACACCTTCTTTAATAGACGCAACTGGTGGACTGGCTAACATAGGCGCTGCAGGAACTACAAATGCTTTAGGTCAAACAATCGCACCTCAAATGGCTCAAAAAATTGTTGGCTCTGGATTTAGTGCTGCACCTTCAAATTGGGATACGTTTACTAAAGGTGTTCAAGGTGTAATGGATAAGCCTGGTGAATTTTTTGCTCGTGATGGGGTAAAATTAAATACAGCTATGGCAGCAGCTCCATTAGTGTTTGGTGCATTACAACCAGATCTTCCAAAATTATCAGGCGAAAAAGAACCAGAAAATCCATTTGGTTTTAAAAAGCTAAGTAAAGATTTTAAAGGTTCGTTCCCAACACAACCTAATCCATACTACACAGCACAATATCCAGACTACAGAGCTAAGCCATACGGCATGAATAAAGGCGGATTAGCTGATGTAGAAAAATTTAAAGCTGGTGGATATAAAGAATTATTAAGTAATATTAGTTTAATGCAAGAAGGTCTTGCTGGGCTTGAACCAGATTCAACAACAGCACCTATTACACCTACAGACCCAGGTTATAAATATAGCCCAAGAGCTAATGCTGTTGGCATAGCCCTTGATGATGAAAAAGAATTTGAAGGTATGAGCCCAGATCAGAGAGCTTATGCCATGATGAAGAGTATTAGAAAAAGAACTCTTAAAGATGATTTAGCTTCTGGTCTTCAGCCTGTTGGATCTTTGGGCAATATTGATCTTGACCCTGCAATGGTGAGAGATGCTAAGTTAGCAGCTCAAGCCAAACAACAAATTGCTCAAGAAGCTAAAAGCGGTGGTTTAATGGATAGTCATTTAGGCGATTACTCAGATGGTGGTCGTTTATTAAAAGGACCAGGCGATGGTGTATCTGACTCAATACCTGCTACAATAGGCGGCAAACAAGCTGCAAGATTAGCTGAAGGTGAATTTGTAATTCCAGCAAGAATTGTATCTGAATTAGGCAACGGCTCTACAGACGCTGGCGCTAAACGTTTATATGCCATGATGGATCGTGTCAAAGCTAAACGTAGAAAAACAAAAGATATAGCAGCAGATACTAAATCATATAAATTATTACCAGCATAGGAAAATCATGGGATCAGGAACAGGAGGATCAGGTAAAGGCGGTGGTTTAATGTCAAATGTTATCCAGCAAATTGCTGCACAAAATCCACGACAACCAAACAATTTTACATATACACAGCCACAGTCTAATCCATATAGCACTGATTTTGCAAGATATAATTCACAGCCTACAAGATCAAATGTAGGTGGAGAAGCGTTTAACAATGGTGTTAATAGCGATAGTGGTATAGCCTCTATAT